TAAAGATGAGAATGGTTTGTATGCTGGCAAGTTTAAAACTGTAGAAGATCTTGCCAATAGCTACAAAGAATTAGAAGGTAAGCTTGGTTCTACTACAGAAGAAGAACAACCTAAAGAAACCACAGAAGAAACTACAGAGGAATCTACAGCAGAATCCACAGGAGTACCAGAAGGATACGAAGACTATTATTTAGAAGATGGAACTGTAGATTATAAATCCGTAAATGAAAATTATGGAGAAACTCTAGGTCAAATATTTAAAGAAGGGCAAGTAGATCCTTACAAAATAAGTGCTGAGTTTCACAAGAACAAAGGAGAGATCCCACAAGAAATGTATCAGTCCTTATTGGATGCTGGTCTATCTAAAAATTCTATTGACTCTTACCTTACTGGTAGAGCAACTGAAATGGGATATCAGAATACTTCATCTGAAGAGGTTGCAGAGAAAGAAGTTCAAAGTATTAGAGACTCTATAGGTGGAGATGAAACCTATGGCAAGATGGTTTCTTGGGCTATGGATAATCTACCTAAACCAGAGATTGATGGCTTTAATGAAGCTACCAAGACAATGACTGCACCCCAACTTAAACTAATGGTGCAAGGACTTTACACACAATACCAAAATGCTATGGGAATTGAACCAAACTTAGTGACAGGCAAACCTGCTTCTAGTGGACCTGCACCTTATAGGTCTTCAGCAGAAGTGAAGAACGCTATGAATGATCCTCGTTATGGAAAGGATGTTACATATACACAAGATGTATATGCTCGTCTAGAAAAGAGTGACGTATTTGGTAAAGGCATATAAATAAAGTTAGTGTTATATTAGAATTAACTTACATCTAGATGGTAAGTCTAAATTAACAAAGTGTAGATCTAAATATCCTTGTGCCTGATGCGTCAGACAACACTTGAGAGAAAGGATTGAAACGAAGTTAGTTGCTTAATTCAAACATTAATCAAGGAGTTTTCCTATGGCTAACGCCACAGTATCTCGTCTTGGTTTGGTTAACAATACAGGAACATCTTATGATGCCCTGTTTTTAAAGGTATTTTCAGGAGAAGTTCTAACAGCTTTTGCTAGAAACAATATCTTTAACGAAGCACTTCATTCAGTTCGTACCATTTCAAGTGGTAAGTCTGCACAATTCCCTGTATTGGGAACTGCGACTGCTGCTTATCATACAGTAGGAACTCCTCTTGTAGGTGCTAACCAAATCAAGGCAAATGAAAAGATCATTACAATAGATGATCTATTAATTGCTCAAAGTTTCGTTGCAAGTATTGACGAACTTAAGAATCATTATGACGTAAGAGCTACTTACGCTGATGAATTAGGTAAGGCTTTAGCTAAGACTTATGATGAGAACGTAGCAAAACAGATTGCTAATGCTTCCAGAGCTTCTACTACTTTAAGTGGTGGTAATGGTGGTCTTGTTCTAACTCTTGCTAATGGTAATACAGCTTCAGCAAACGTAACTGGTGATGAGATAGCAGCAGCTATCTATGATATTGCACAAACATTTGACGAGAGAGACATCCCTCCAACAGATCGTTTCTGTGTATTACCACCTGCTGAGTATTACAAGCTTGCTGAGTCTGCTACAAGAACAGTAGATGTTGACTACAACCCAGGAGGTAATGGTTCATTTGCTTCTGGTAGAGTACAACAAGTTGCTGGCATCCCAATCATGATGTCTAACAACATACCTCAGTCAAACAGATCAGCAGCTTCAGGAGAGAACAACGCATACAATGGTGACGATAGTAAAACTATTGGTCTTGTCTTCCACAAGTCAGCAGTTGGTACTGTTAAGCTAATGGATATGACAACTGAGATCTCTGGTTCTGACTACGGAATTATGTATCAAGGTACATTAATGGTTGCTAAGTACGCTTTAGGTCATGGAATCCTAAGACCTGAATGTGCAGCTACTATTAAATTATCTGCTTCTTAATTTCAATTTATAGGGTATCTTATTATTAGATACCCTTTTTTTTATCATGCCAGAAGGAAAAGCTTACAAGATTACTAAGAAGAAAAAGAAAAAAGGTGGAAGGGATTCACTTAAAATTAAAAAGTATTAGATCATGGCTATAGCTGCAACAACTGAACTTGAAGCAATCAACATAATGCTTGCTGCAATAGCAGAAGCTCCAATAAATAGTTTGACAGGCACACTTCCAGTAGATGCTGTTACTGCTCAATCAACTCTTGCTGAAATTAATAAGGAAGTTCAATCAGAAGGTTGGTCTTTTAATACAGAGATTGATGTAACTCTTACTAGAGATGGATCTGACCATATCAGCTTGCCAGCAAATGTCTTAAGAGTAGATGCAAATATACAACAACACCCAACCATTGATCCTATTCAACGTGGATTAAAACTATATGATAGACAAAATAATAAGTATGAATTTGATGAAGACTTAATTTGTACTGTTGTTTACTTTAGAGATTTTGATGAGATAACAGAACAGGCAAGAAGATATATTAATATCAAAGCTGCAAGAGTATTTGTTGATAGGTTAGTTGGAGATGAAGGACTAAGAACATATACAGAACAAGATGAAACTAGAGCAAGAACTATATTAACGGAGACAGATTACGCTAATGCAGATCACAACTTATTAAGAGGAGATCCTTCTCTTACCAGTATCTTTGATACTTACAATCCTTCTAGTGCTTTAATTAGATAACCATGCCTGTTATATCAAGAGCTATTCCTACATTACTAAGAGGAATATCACAGTCTTCTGATGCTTTAAAGCAACCAGATCATGCTGATATACAAGACAATGCTGATAGCAACCCTGTTCTTGGTCTAACAAAACGAAGTGGTTTGCAATATGTAACTTCTTTATCATCTTCAACTCTTGGCAACGTACATATACAAACTATAAATAGAGATGCAAGCGAAAGATATGTAGCCATATTTAGTAATGGCAATGTAAAAGTTTATGATATAGATGGAACAGAGAAGACTGTTAACAAACCAGATGGTACTAGCTACCTGAATACTTCTAATCCTAGAAGTGTAATGAAGACAGTTACGATTGCTGATTATACTTTTGTTGTTAATACCAGCATCTCAGCAGCTATGGATTCAACTCTTAGCGGTGGTACTGGTACGAAAGCAATTATATTTATTAACCAAGCAACTTCTAAAACAACCTACTCTGTAACGATAGATGGAGTTACAGTAACAGATAACACAGATGGAGATTCTACTCTCAGTACAGATACAGTTGCAGCAGATTTAAAAACAGGTCTTGATGCTGGTTTAACTGGTTTCACTATTGCACGAAATGGTCCTGTTCTCTATGTAAAGAAGAATGATGATTCTGATTTTTCTATAGATGGTAGTGACACTCAAGGTGATACCAAGATGACAATAGTAAAAAATTCAGTACAAAGATTTACTGATCTTCCAACTGTTGCACCTAATGGTTATGTTGTAGAAATTAAAGGAGATGAGAATACTGACTTTGATAACTATTACGTTAAGTTCGTTACTAATAATGGTGGTGCTTTTGAAGAAGGGCAATGGGAAGAAACTGTAGAAGCTGGCATACCTTTTAAGTTTGATTACGCAACAATGCCACACGTTCTTGTACGTCAAGCAGATGGTAATTTTAGATTTGCAAAGGTAGATGGAGATACATATACCATAAGTAGTACAGATTATACTCTTCCTAAATGGGGAGAAAGAGTTGTAGGTGACGTTGTATCAGCACCAGATCCTTCTTTCATTGGCAGTACAATTAACAATGTATTCTTCTTTAGAAATAGACTTGGATTTCTTGCAGGTGATAACGTAATCCTTTCAAGAGTGTCAGAGTTTTTTAACTTCTTTCCTGAAACTGTTGTATCTGTTTTAGATAATGAACCTATAGATGTAGCTGCATCCCATACGAAAGTTGCGATATTAAAAAATGCAGTAACGATGGGAGAAAAACTTATATTATTCTCTGAACAAACGCAGTTTGTATTAGCCAGTTCAGCAGATAACCTTACACCTAAAACAGCTAACGTAATAGTTGCGACTGAATTTGAAAGTAGTGCAGCAGCACAGCCTGTAGGTTCTGGTAGTTCTATTTATTTCTTAACTGAAAAAGGATCTTTTGCTGGTATAAGAGAATATATTATTCAAGGTGAATCCCAAGTAAGAGATGCTGCAAATGTCACTATTCATGTACCAAGACTGATACCAAGTAATGTCTTCAAGATGGCAGTATCTACTAACCAAGATATTCTTATTGTCTTAGGTTCAGACAATCCTAATAAACTATATGTATATAGATGGTTATATGGATCAGATGGAAATAAAGCTTTAAGCAGTTGGTTTACTTATACTATTAATTCCAATAGATCTATTTTAAATGTTGACTTTATTGGTACAGATTTGTTTGCTGTTATCGAAGAAGCTAACAAAGTAACTCTAGAAAAGATACCATTTGAATCTGAATTTAGAGAAACCAATGCAACCTTTGAATATCACCTCGATCATAAAGTAACTGAAGCAACTACAGGGGTATCAGTATCTTATAGCTCTGGTACAGGTCTATCTACTTTTACAGTTCCATATAGATTAAGAGCAAGCATGAATATTGTTGGTAGATATTTAGGTGATGGAGAAACAAGTACTTTTGTAGATCCTCAAGGTAATACAAAAACTCTTACAGCAGGGCAGGTTATCTCAACATCTAATACTACTAATGGCTCGACATCTACCATCACAGCTACAGGAGATTATAGGAATAGTAAGTTTATTATTGGTGAACCTTATGAAATGCACTATAGATTTAGCAAACAAAGACTAACAGAACAAGGTGCTGGTACTCCTGAATATGTAGGAGCAAGGTTACAGCTACATCATTTTTATATTAAATACGAAGATGCTGGATTTTTTAAAGTAGAAGTGACACCTCAGAATAGAGATACAAGTACACATAAATTTACTGGTCGTTTGCTTGGTTCTGCGTCTGCTGCTATTGGACAAATCAACCTAGATACAGGTACATTTAAAGTACCTATAATGAGCAAATCAGACAGAGTGGATATAGACGTTAAGAACAATACATTCCTTCCTACACGTTTAGCTAGTGCAGAATATGAAGGTACATTCCATTCAAGGAGTAGAAGAATATAGTGGTATATCTAAGAAAATCAAGACTAACAGATTTTAAATTTGTAGTAGAAAATATGAGACTCATGGATAAGATTGAAGCCCTTTATCAATCGGGCTTAAGTCCAGAAGATGCTCTTAGTTATACTTATTTAGGTAGTGAAATTAATATGGCAATAGCAAATGATAATGATGACCCTGTAGGACTATGTGGAGTACAAGAAGATGGCTGTATATGGATGGTTGCTACAGATGAATTGTTTGATAATAAAAAATCTAGATTACAGTTAACAAGACAAGGTAGAAAATGGGTTGATAATCTACTTGGGTCTTATAAAATACTTTATAATTATGTATATGCAGAAAATACTTCTGCTATAAAATGGTTAAGAACTCTCGGATTTACTTTTATAAAGTTACATGAAAGTTATGGTCATCAAAACAAACCTTTTTACGAATTTCTGAGGATTACCTAGATGTGTATTGGTGCTGCTTTAGGATTAAGTACGTCAGCAGGTACAGGCTTTTTAGGTCTTTCTGCTGCCACAGCATTTAATGTAGGTTTAGGTCTTACTGCTGCCAATGCTTTCATGGGTAGGGCTGCTGCTAGAAGTGCAGCCGATCAGACATATGCAACAGCTTTACAAGCTTTCCGATCAGCAGAAGATAATAAAAGACAAAGAAAATTAGCTCTGTCTGAAGGTTTTGCTGAAAAGAAAAAGTTTGCATGGATGGATAAATTTGCAAAGACTATTGATGCTATAAGAGCTAGAAGCTCTATAGTGGCATCAGAGCAAGCAGGTGCGAATGTGGAATTGTTATTAATGGATACAGAAAGACAGGCTGCTAATTATAGAGAAGCAGTAGATCAAAGTATAGAATCAATGGGAAGGCAATATTATTTCAATATGCAAGCAGAAGACGCATCATTCTTGAGTACACAAAATAGATTACAAAGCAATATAAATCAAGCTTATAATGCGATCCCAACTCTAGGTCAGACTTTATTAGATATTGGAGTTCAAGGTGTTGGTATGTACTTAGCTGCATCTCTACCTGCTGGTGGAGGTGGTGGAGGTGCTGGAAAGACTGCATCAAAGACTGCATCAAGTACTTACGGCACAAACTGGCAATCAATTCCAAAAGATATTGCGTAATCCTTAATTAAAGTAATCATGGTTTTAAAAGTCAACACTACAAACTTTCAAAGTACAGCAGGGAAAAGTTATAGGGAACCTGTAAATACTTTTGTCGAACCTGTACAAGTTCAACCTAGAACTGGAATAATGGATTTGGCTCAGAGCTTGGCTACTGTTAATCCTGTAATACAAAAATATTTAAGTAATGTAATTGAACAAGAAAAACAAAGAGGGATATTAGAAGGACAGAATAAGATTTTAAGTTCCACTCCTGAAGATATAAATAAAATAAAAAAACAATTAGAGAAGAAAGAAGGCAGAAGAATTATGAGGAATTTTGTTGGTGGAAATATGTATATAGAATATGGACTTGAAAAACAATTAGCAATTAATTTAGGAAATATAGCAGAAGGTAAAACTAATCAATTCTTTTCAAATTATTTCGTTCAAGTACCAAATAAAGCAGGTGGTACTGCTCCTGTACATATATCTCAATTCGATATTAATTCTGAAGAGTTTCAAGGAGCTATGGCCGAATTTAGAGAAACGCAATTATTAGATACAAAAGGTATAAGACCAAATCTTTTAAATGAGTTCTTCTTACCACAACAAAATGCTGCTTTACAGAAAGCAATAACTAAACAAGCAGCAGCAAAAGCAGATGCAAACATAAGTAATTATAGAGATATATTGACAGACAGTTCTCTATTGTATTTTCGTAATATTAGTAAATACGATGACAGTATTGAACAAAATATTATTGATACAGATTTCCAAGATGGAGAAAGTTATGCTTTGTCTTTGCTTCAGTCTGATACAAACAACGCATATAAATTAGGGTTGACAGGAGTTGTTTCCCCATCAGGTATGGTTGAGATAATTAAAAAAAATGGTTATAGAATTTTAAATGATTTTCAACAAGGTAATATTTCTTGGGTAGATGCTCAATCTGAATTAGATGATTATATAGAATTTATGTCAGGCATTACAGTAGGACCAAGTGGTACTACTAAAGACGGATTTCCAATACAAAAAACATTAGGAGAATTTCTGGAAAAGGATGATAGTATCTTGAAACTTAAGAAAGAAATATATGAAAAAATCCATGACACTAATAAAGAAGAAAGCAAACTTTTAGAGTTGCTAAATAAAAAAGAGATTAAAGAAACTTTAGGTAGTATGGATTGGTCTTCTATGGACCCAACAACGTATAAGAATAATGTAAAGACTTTAAAAGCATTAGTAGAAGAACACAAAGATTTAAAACAATTTATTGTTAAGGAATATGATTTAAGAAATGATAATGTTGATTATTGGTTTGATAGATTTACAAGAGATTACACTAATGGCAAGTTAGGTGATAAAGATAAAGCGAAAGTAAGACTAGATAGTTTTATGGCTATATTAGGTCCTACTGCGACTGATGCAGATAGAGCAAGATATGACAAAGCCTTGAAATTACTTGATAAAGAAAGTCCTCAAGGGGTATTAAATTCTTATCCAGAGTTTGACAGAACTCTTAAGAACATGAAGGAAGCTTTGAGAGAGGATAATAAATCTGGATATGTAGTAATTAAAGTTGGTTATACAAATGCTTTTAATGATCTTTCAAAACGATATAGAGATAAAATTGACGATTGGATTATGACAGACTATAAAAATGAAGAAGACAAAAATAAAGCAAAAAAAGAAATTATTAACTTTGTACAATTAGAAACAATAAAAATTGTAGATGGTAACTACATATTTGAAAATCCTTTACTCGAAACTTTATATTATAAAGCCAATCCAAATTTGGAAAAACCAAATAAAAATAAAAATAAAAAGAAAACTGATGAAAAATTAAATAAATACAAAAAAATGGCAGAAGGCGGTCCTGTCAAAAAAGATGAACCTATAATTGTTGGTGAGAATCCAGATGGTTCTATTAATAAAACAACTGAGTTATTTGTACCAAGAAGTGATGGAGAGATTATTGCAAGTAACAAAACAATGATTCACGAAGTTAAAAGTGGAGAGAATCTAAGCACTATAGCTGACCAGTATGAAGGAATTGAATATATAGATATTATTAATTTCAATAAATTCTCTAACGATCAAGCTAATAATTTAAGTATTGGTCAGAAAATACCTTTACCACAAGCAAACATTCAAGAAAGCAAAGAAGTTCTAACACAAAAATTAAATGAAGTATTAAAAAGTGTTGACACTACAAAACCATTTAAACAAGAAATAATTAATAAAATGTTATTAGCTGTTGGATTTAATGAAAATGATGCAAGAATCATGTCTGCTATTGGCATGGCGGAGTCAGCAGGTGATGGAGGTATAGATACTATGAAGTCAGGTTTAGATCCTAACAAGAAAAAAGAATTTTCTATTGGCTTATTTCAAATAAATATGTTACCAGAGTTTGAAGGTGAAAGATTTCCATTATTTGGTATAACTTCTACAGATGAACTTTATAATCCTATTACTAATGTTATAGCAGCCAAAAAACTTTTTGATAAATATGGTTTTGAAGCTTGGGGAGCATATAAAAACAATAGGTACAAAGATTTCTTATCTAATTAATTATGACTTACACACCTGCAAACAACGACATAGGTTATGAGAACGAAGAGAAGCCTACTGTAGATATAGGTTATGATGAAGAACTTCGAGAAGTAATTTCTGAAAATCAAACAACTGTTGATACAACAGAAGAGGACCAGCCAGAAGTTGAATTTACTAATAATTTTGATAGTAAAAAAATATTTAACAGTAATAAGAGTTGGTTAGATTGGGATACAGAATATGATTTTAGTGATTATACAAATACCTTCTTACAAGATGGAGGGGAACCATTTGATTTGTATGCGGAACCAAATGATAAGACAAGAAATATATTTAATAAAACTATAGACTTTTCAGTTGGAGAAGATACAAAACCAAATCTTGAATCACGCTTAAATTTCTTAAGTGTTTATGATTTTGTAAAAGGTAATCAAGCTACTAACTTAGGCTTTGATAACAAGCCAATCAAAGGATTAAGAGATAGACAACAGTTTTTTAAATTAATAAAACAAGAAACAGGTTTCACAGGTGAAGAATTTCTAGGAAACAAAATATCTAGAGAAGATGTAGAGAGTGAAGATTTTCAAAAAGGTCTTGCAAATGTAATGAAATATTATGAAGACAAAGGTTTTACTATCAATAGGCTTCAAGCTGATGACGAGTCGCAACTAAATAAAGTAGCAAAAGGTATCGGTATAGAGATAGGTGTAGGTATGACAGCAGATTATGTTTTCAGTCCATTATTGTTTGGTAAAGGTAAATGGGCTAAAGCTTTATATGCTCTTGGTCAATGGGGTGTAGGTTACTTTGCGAATGTGGAAGCACAAAAACAAAGAATTAACGAAGAAGATAGAGTAAATTTTAAACCTAATAACAATGAAGCTTTTGCAGCAGGTTTTACTCAAATCATTCCCTTTGGTGTGACAACAAAAGGTTGGAAAGGTGTAGCTGCTTCAGGTGCTTATGGTAGTACAATCGCTACTACTGAAACTTTCTTAAGAGATATCTTAGGAGATGATGTAACTTTAGAAGAATACTTTGCAAATGCAGGTCTTGGTGCTGGCTTTGGTGCTTCTTTTAAAGGTTCTATTGAAGGTTTAGATAAAATATTTACTAAATACAAAGGTTTTAAATTTGATAAAGCAAACAACATATTTAACTTAAACAAGAAAGATATTCAGACTGTAGAAGAAGCAGCAGACAATATAAACAAAGCTACTAAGGTTTTAAAGAATGATATAGAAAGCAAAGGAGAAAACTACGACAATATTGGAAAGAAGTTAAAAGACGAAGGCTCTGGTACAAGTAGTCAGACGAATACAAAACCTATAGATGGTTCTGCCAGAACATATGTAATACCTAATCAATTTAGAAATACAAAACCTAACTATGGAGATGCACCTATAATTTTTGAGTCTGACTTTGATAAGATGGCTTGGTATTTAAGACACAAAAAAACAAAGCCACCTAAAAATGCAGATAAAATTTTAGAGAGTTTTATCAGTCAAGGTTTTACAGAAGCAGAAATAAGACAGCATGGAACAAATATACACGAAAAAATTAAACAGATAGTTATTGATAAAACAGGTAACGCAAAAGCAGGTCAAGGTAATACATTAGGACTAACAATAGAAGTACCTGCTGATAATAAATACTCTGGAACAGTCCAAACTAAAATTACTAACAAGAAACAAAACTTAGGAGATCTTACAAAAAATCCACAATCAGTTGCCTTTATCAAAGAATTTAAACCAAGACAACAAGAATTAGTAGAAGCAATAATTAGGCAATTAAAAGATGAAAATGTTTTTGTAGGTTCTAAGAGTCAAGTACAAACAAGGCTTGT